GAGTGTGTGGTCGTTGACCTTTGCAATAATCCGCAGCCGACCTTGTGGCTCGACATTGATGTATTGATTGACGTAAGTAGCGGCTGATGCAGTAAAGATATTGGCGTCAGCTGGTCCAGTCGTCTGCGCCTCAATAATGATATTGCCATCTGGCGCATCGACCTTTAAGAAGTCATGCGTACCGACACTGCTGCCTGCAGTAGTTGTGATTGTGTAAGCAAACTTTGGAATAAAGTCGAATGCTAGATCAGAAACAGTCCAGGCAGAATCGGATGCGCCGCGCACAATCTTCTGAGGGATCATGTCCTGGTGTGTAATGATCAGCGTGTCAGCTGACTGCGCCCAACACATCTCTGGGATGATCGCATCTGTAATTTTGGTAACAGTCAGATAATCGTTTCCTGATCCGTTGATGTCTGTAATCAGCGCACCATCTTTGAAGACATACATGCGCTCATCGACAAAGATGAGCATGTAGCTGTCATCAACTGAGAACTCGAAATGCACCATGCGTACAGCGTCACCAGCTGATGCGGGAAGCTCTGTGATAAATCGAGTGCCATCACGACGTGCGATACCGCCCTGTGGCTGCACAACAATGTTCTGTGCTGTTTCTAAGCCATTGTAGTATTGCTGCAGATCAATACGCGCACGCAACTTTGGATCAAGCTCACCTGATGTAAAGTTTGTTTGTACGCGAACAATCCGACTCATTGACGCACCGCGATTAGGCTATAATCCTCGATCCTTTCGACCGACTTACTTGCGCCGTCAATGTTCATCGCCACGCGCATGTACCCACCTCTCCGATTTTCACCTGGAGAGCCAAAGGCTTTTCGCTCATAGTAATCAGCCTTAGTGATCTGATCGGTGACTGTTTCTGCAATTTCTGCAGCCATTGCATACTTCAGCAGCTGCACAAAGTAGGTTGGCAATGTCGCCTCAAGTGGTGAAGCCTGGTAGTCAATCCAGATGTCTTCTTCATTCGTCTGAAGTTTGTTGTCGATGATTTCCCATCCACGCGCAATGGGTCGCATACCTGCAGAGCTAGCATTAAACACAGCTCGCACACCAGACAGTGTGTCGCCAGGCAATGCGTATTCATACTTCCATTCGGTCACTGGGGTTGTCGTCAAGCGTGCAAGCTGCACTTTCTTGAATGACCAGGACCAAGGATAGGAAGCAATGAGGGAATCTTTGAGGTCATCGTACAGTCGGTCGCAGATCTGCGCTGCGTCGGTACCTTCCGAAAACGACGAAAGAGGCGATGCCCCTAACATGATTAAAGCGTCCGAACAGATGGACAGTTTGGTATCACCTGATGCCATTTGCCTCTCCTATGAAACGGCCCCCTTTCGGGGGCCATCCATCTTAGGTGTCAGTAACAGTTAATGCAGTTGCATTACCTGTATCAACCACAGTGCCTGTGTTTGATAGTACAACCAAGAAGCTAGCTGTTGGGACACTTGAATCCCAAACATAGACTACGTCGCCGACTTTCAGAAGATCAGCTACTTCGTTGAAGTATCCTTCGTCATCAATGTCTGCGATTGCATCAGCAGTTGGTGCAACGTATGACCACATCTGTGGAGCGTTGCCTGCTTTAGCTTGACCGCCGATTGGCTGAAAAGTGGTTTTATCAAAAGCCATTGTCTAATCCTCCTTATGCTTCACGGCAAGTGATTGTGACGATACCTTCATCATCAATCGCTACCGCACCAGCAGAGAACATTGACGCAACCAAGAAGGAAGTCTTCTCTGCGATATAGTCAACGCGGGACTGCTGGCCCATGCCAATACCAAGGCCGAGTGCATCACGGTGGAATGCGTAAACGGTACGGTCAGACGATCCATCGACCGGCAATCCGCCTTCGTCACGATCACCAAAAGTGATGAACTTGAAGCCCAAGAACGTGTCGATTTCACCAGACACAAGTGCGCGAACTGTGTTGAAGTCAGCTGAAGTTACTTCAGTTTCGCCCAACAAAGACTGTAGGTTGTTCGCGTGAACAAGGATAGAACGACCTTCGCCAGGTACGTTGTTCTTGTCCAACTTCTTCTTCGCTTCACGCAGCTTGGCTACGTTCAAGTTTGAGTCAGTACCACCGATGTCGTTAGTGACTGTTTCAGGTGATGAAGCTGCTGCTAGCGCATCGAGAACCACCTGGTCCATGCGACGTGCGATTGCACCAGATACAACCTGGACAAGCTCTTGACGCTCGTTGAAGTTGACTTTCTGCTGGTTGAAAATGTCTGAGTATTCCGCAGCAATGTAGTCTTCCATTGTCGCAGTCACTTGTGAGTAAGAGACGTTGAGTGGAGTTACATCTGTTTGTGGAACACGAATAGTTGCTGATCCCTTACCAATCTTAGGGAACTTAACTGTTGAGCCTTCTACGCCTGCACGCTCACGGCAAACACCAGTCAGGAGCCGTTGCCCCTGATACGCCTGTTTTACCTCTGAGTCGAACAAGGTAACAAAGGCATTAGAAATTTGTACTGCCATTGTACTTTCTCCAAAACAAAATTTTCTTTAAGGGTAAAACCTGTGTCGGTTGTCCAGTGTGGGCCGCATATTCAGGTCGCCGGCTCAGGAATCTGAGTTGTCGGTTGATTGGAATATATCAGGTTTTCAGCTGCTTCAAACAAAAGAAAGGGGGCTGATTTAGCCCCCTGCTTTAAGCCTCGCCAAAAAACTCCATGAATTTTCGCTCTACGTTCTGCGTATAGCTCATATCTTTTCCGTAGCGAGGGTCTGCGACCATTGCATCCAGGTCAGAGCGAGTCGTCCCTGCGCCTTCCTGGACAGTCACATCTGGGATTGGCTGCTCACCATAGGATGCGCGAATCTTGTTCAGCGCCATGATGAACTGAGCCGAGTCAGCTTTGGAAGCAATCGCGTCCACTTCTTCGTGAGAAAGCGCACCAGATGTTCCAAGTTTGGTCAGCCATTGATTCAGACTGCCGACAATCTTGTCACCTTTCGGCCCGAGCTTTGCCATTTCAGCCTCACGATTGGTTTCAATGTCACCAAACATGTCGCCAACATGCTGCATGTACATTGACGTGATCTGGTCAAATTGATCCTGGCTCAAGCCATTCTCTGTTGCAAAGCCTTTGAACTCACTGAGCAAAGCATCGTCTTCTGTAATGCCTTGATCTTTGAGCATGCCAATATCATACGCACCGTCTTTTGGCGCCTTGTGCTTACCAGCTGACATCTTTGAGCGCAGCTCTTGGTACGCCTTAGATAATCCTTCTAGGTCTGGACCGTCCTTCTCGTTCCAGAAGTTATCGGGCATCCAATCGGGCTTATCGCCCCAGTCGATGTCTTCATCACCATCAACCAACTGGGGGTCAGTCGATTCAAGGTGCGGGACGCCTTCTGGCTCGGCAGGGGCTTCCTGAGTCTCAGCTGTTGGACTTAGCAGCGATCCAGATTCTTCAGCTGTTGACTCTGTATTTTCAGCAACTGCTTGTGCTTCTTCACTCATTGGTTTCGACCTCTTTCTACACGACGCACGATCTCGCGCACGATGCTGTTCTGACCTTCACGCGCAAACCCGTGGGACGGGTCTTCGCCTGGATACCAGGACGGCTGATCTAACGTCATTGATTTTAAGTATTCCAGGACTTCCGCCCCAGCTTCAGTTGAGAAACAACGAACGAACATAATGTTCATATCGTCTTGCGCGATTTTGTTTTGTGCCAGCTCAGTGTTATCTGCCTGGCGTAAGGACTCCCACCCTTCCATTTATTCTGCTCCTGGTATCATTCCCTGGGCTGCTTGTTGTTGTGCCATCGCCTGCTGCATTTCTTGCATCATCTGCTCACGCTCTGCTGGCGTTGTTAGCAACTCTTGTGGCACTCCCATCTTGACTGCAATGTAGTCAATCATCTCTTCTTGGTTCAAAGCCATCTGACCAACTTGACCAAACTGCGCTGCGATCTGCCCGAACTGCAGCACCTTCTCCAGGTCTTCCATGTTCTGCGTCTGAGCCAGTGGTGATGTCGGCACGACTTTTACCTGCATGCCATTCACATCTAATGGCAGATCAATGATGTCCATCTGATCCATGACATACAGCACGCGACGCACGATCGGAGTCATTGCTTCTGTGATCAATCTGCCATATGCCGAGCCTAGGTTTTGCGACAGCTCCTTCATACGCTGCACGATTTCTGTCGCACTACGCGCCGACATGTTGTCTGGTGGAAGTGAATCATCAAACAACATCTTCTTGATCGAGTTGACTAGGTCGTTGATGACCAGCTGCGATGTGTTGAAGTCAGATGCTGTGCGCAATGGACGCAATGATTCACCCTGCGCTCCGCCATTTCTAGCAACCGGGATGATCGCACCTGGTGTGATCTGGATTGTTTGTGGATTCAGGACACCGTCATCAGCTGCTGTATATACGCCCGACACAGCGAGAGAGGCATTCTTCAGTACCAGCTCTTTGACTTTATTCAGCGTTTTAATGTCAGGCAGCGCAGTCACCAATGGACCGCGACCGTAGACTTCGCCTGGCACCTTCATGAACCG